TCACGGAAATTAATGTGACCAGCAGTGAGCCAGTATGACTCGATGATCGAATAAATTCGATCTCGAAGTCCCTGTTGCGCATATTGCATACAACAGGGTTCTATGGCTATGATTCTTGGGCCCTTTAAGGTTTTCGGAACAGGAGTAACCTTAACAGGTTGTTCCTCAAGTTCCGACACAAACGCCAGTTTATTGAGCTCCTGTGAATGATAATCAAGCTCACCGCAAGAAGCGGAATAGCAAGTATCAATAACAGGGAAGTAAGGCTCAAGGCGAGTGTGCCAACGCCGCCAATTGTACTTCTGGTTACCAGAGATACGATCGGCGGTGGCTCCGGGACCGTGCCGAGGGACCAACATATCCAAGCGTATATCGCCCATGATATTGTCCCAAAGCACAGAGCAAACCAAATCGAAAGATTTGGAATGCTCGTCGGAGAGTTGGAAATCCGAAAAGGAGTTCTCAATCTCGACGAACCCATCCATCGCCTTGCGGACCTTTTCGGGTCTACAAGGAAGTTCGATCTTTTTGAAAGCCAGACAAATCTGTCTGATACTTTCAACCAAAGACGAAAAATGGAACGGGGAAGATAAAACATCGTCGTTAATCCTTCCTGTCTCAATGTCGAAAATACGACTGGTCATACCTTGCAAAAATGCAGGGATTGACCGTCTCTTTCTGAAATTCCGAAAGAGATTTGAGTCGACCTTCATCAACTCGAGACTTTTTTCAAAGTCAGAAGCGAACGAAGGAAGAGTGATTGTCAGAAACGACATTCCCTCCTTTTCGACGCGTGACTTTATGTAATTAAGGTCACGCTGAGACACCTCAGCGACGCACTTGTTACACGCATCATAATAGATGGCATGTAACACTTCAAGGTAAACACTTATGTGGCTTTTCAAGCTTCCTCCTTAGGAGGTAATGCTTCCAACCACATGAGTAGCCTATCCAGCAAGAGCTGGCAATCTAATTCACTAAACTATGGTGGATCTCCGTAGTACTAACTCGGAGAACTCTTCTTCTTCTGCTTTTTCGGTGGAGACGATGAAGATCGTACCACCGGAACAGGAATAGTGACGGTCTTAAAAGAGACCGCTTTCAGATCAAGACCTTGTTTGCTAAGACTAGCAACAAAGTCTTGAGATGCACTAGCCTGAGGGGTTTTGGCAACGGAACTCGCAATTTTTGCGGGATCCAGGCCAACACTCCTAAGAGATGCAAAGATCACTTGAAACAATTCAAGTGTCTTAAACAATGAGTTAATTTTACTCATAGAGAAGATCCTTTCTGGCCGAGGCTAAGCCTCGCGTCCATAGAGTTTTCCAACCATAGTGGAGTCCAACCAGGTTTTAAAGCCTGCGATCATTTGATCGATCTGGGTCGAAGAAAAGCCGGCCTCTGGCCGGTCAACTTGAACCGAGATGTTGACCGTCTCGTAATCGTTAACAGAAGTTAACGGATCCGGGACGATAGCGCGCTGGGAAAACGTCACCAAACTCTTCACTCGGACTTTTTTGTCCTTGCGGAGAGATGTGTGCCGTATATCCAGAGAAAAGGTCTGATCCGACATCTGATAGAGGGCATGAGTGCCATCATTCACGATGCGGGGCATACTTTTCGCTACTGCGTTGACTGTGATAGATTGTGGGTCGGCTAAAGCCATGTGGATGTCTCCTTAAAGTAATCGGAGTAGACACACGGTGACAGCAAAAGACCCCCGAAATAGGTACAAATGCCTGGCTATGCACCATGCGCGATAAATCCTCCGTTTAATCGGGTTATCCCGATTGCACCGAGAATTGCCCATTGCTTGGCACTCAAAGAGTTCCAAGGCTGGTTAAATCCGTATGGACTATCTGCTACTTCCCTCTGTTTATAGTTCAGTCTTCTGAACCAATTGAGGTTTCGAGGTCCACTATACCAATTGAACGTAGTGCTCTTTAAGAGTCTACGCTCTGTGGACTTCATACAGTAGAGATATCTGGACACGACGCCATCCTCGATAAACTGGTCGTGATGTTCAATGAACTTCCCGACTGAAGTAAACCAATCGATGGCCCATGTCCAGGGCGTAAGCTTCCAAACCACTGTCGGATTGATGCGAGCACCATATATCGTCAAAAGACGCTTTACGGTGTTAAACCCACCAGAGAAATCTGCTAGGTTGTCATCAAATTCCGGACGGTAATACTTAAACGACCCGACAGCCCACACTTGTGACACGTTTGTGTCATAAATGTCGGTGAGGGCCTTACAAGTGGTGCCGTCAACTACCATCGGCGCGAGAAGCGGTTCCATATTCACACTCAACGAATTAGGATCCGTTGAGGAGTGAAAGAACCGATTCGCCCTAATAGTAGATTCCGTGGTTTCTAGCACACTCTTCCTCCTTAACCAACGCCCGTTATCTCGCACAGTTTGTGCGATATACTTATGAGAATTCTCATAAGTGTCCCATAGGGACAACAGGTCATTAATAAAGGGGACCCAACCGAAGTTATGGTTAAGAAAGTTGTCTGCAACCGATGAAGGATGCATTACTATAGAGCTGTAACCACCACCAAAAGACCTCCAGGAATTATGGAGGAGATTGGCGGTAGTAGCCAGCATCGTCGGTAATTCGCGCAATTCAACAATGAACTG